CGCTGCTCGGCTGTCTGCGTCGGTTCAGCCGGGTTCTGCGCCTTCATAGCGGTTGTAATGGGAATCATGTTGCCGTTAACCAGGTAGGCGTCGCCGCCTTCCTCGGCAGAGATGGGATTCTGGTTTTCCAGCGCCCGGATGTCATTGGCGCTCATCCAGCCATTCTGTCGGGCAATTGCATAGCCTTCCATGCGGCTCTTGTAGTCGCCGCGCATCAGGCCGTCAATATTGAACTGCACATAAAAGCGCCCCTTCTCCTGATCGGTGAAAAGGGCGCGGTTCATGGCCTGCTCGATACGGACGAGCCAGGGCCGGATGGTGTGGACGGCGAAGTCAATGCTCATGTGCTCGATATTGGAGAACGTGGCATGCTCCAGATCGCCGACCAGATGGGGCGGCACCCGGAAGATCCGGCAGATTTCATCCACCTGGAACTTTCGGGTTTCCAGAAACTGCGCTTCATTGTTGGGCACCGCCATGGGCTCAAACTTCATGCCTTCTTCCAGAATGGCCACCCGATTCGCGTTGGATGATCCGCCGTAGGCCGCGTTCCAGCTTTCTCGCAGTGCCTTTGGGTTTTTCACGGTGTTCGGATGTGTCAGGATACCGGAAGGGCGTGCGCCGTTGGAGAAGAACTTGCTGCCGTATTCTTCGGAAGCGATGCCCAGCCCGATGGCATTTTTCTCGAGAGCAATGGGGCTGTAGCCCATGACACCATCAAAGCCGAGACCAGGGATATGAAGTACATCCTCAGGAGACAGCACTACCGTCTGGCCGGTATTGGTCATATAGGTGTAGGTCAGGATGCCGTTTTTGTCCCGATCCACAGTCATCTTGTCCGGCAGCAGAGGGTATAGACCAGTGATCTTGTTTCGGCCTGTGCGGATGATCTGACAGTAGCTGTTGCCCCACAGGAGCAGGTGCGCCAGCATGACCTCCCGCAGCACAAAGGACGTCATTTCGCTGTTCGGCTCGTCATGGATCAAGCGATACAGCGGATGCTCCGTCGCCTTGCGGTTGCCGTCTTCCTTGGCTTCATATACACCAAGCGGCAGGCTGGCGACCGTTTCCGAGATTACCCTGACGCATGCGTACACCGTGGAGAGCTGGATCGCTGTCTGGGCATTGACTGCCTTGCCGGAACCGCTGGTGCCGAAGTAGAAGGTAGGAGCAGCGCTGACGCTGTCCTGGGGCTTGTCCCGCGCACGGAACAGGGCGGTGAATGGGTTTTTCATGCTGAGTTCATCCTTTCGTTATGGCATTTTGGAGAAAACCATGGTATATTGGTATTGGCTTTCAACCCAGTAATCAGAGTTTTTTCACAGGAGAAAAGGCATGGATAGATTAGAATGCTTTGAGAAAATGCTTGATGATTTAGTAAGACAAGCAGAACACGAGCAGGCCGAGATGGAAAGGCTGAAGAAGGCTGGAAAAGAAAAAACTGCAACTTATAAACAGTATCTCGGTAATCGATTGCTTTATAAAACCATGCTGGAAAAATACAAACAATACGGTTTAATTGATTGACGGATTACAGACTGCAGAGTTGATCACAGCCCGCTTCCAGTCTTCTTATCATGGCATCCCTTGCAGAGCGGCTCCCAGTTCGTCTGATCCCAGAACAGCCTCTGATCGCCTCGGTGTGGAATGATGTGATCCACCACTGTCGCAGGGACGACCTTTCCCTCCGCCTGACAGAAGGCACACAGCGGATGCTGCTTCAGGAAAAGAGCGCGGGCCTTACGCCAGCGGCTGTCGTACCCACGGGCATCAGCACCGCCGCGCAGCCTGTCGCTGCTCCATTCCATATGATCCTTACAGAACACCTGACCATGTTCGCAGAAGCCCGGACATCCGGGATAGCGGCAGGGTCTTCTTGGTTTTTGGGGCATGCTGCACCTCCATCAGATAATCAAAAGTCCACGGGTATCGTAGACGGATTCGCCGCCCTGGTTCTTCATGGCCCTGTCCAGCGCCATGACCAGCGCAACCGCGCCGTCCACCTTCTCCGTGGATTTTTCTTTGTCGATTTTCAGGTTCCCGGCAGGATCGGTGCGCACGAAGGCGTTGTCCATATTCCACCGGAGTACCGGATGCCCGCCGTGATTCAGCTTCCGCTCCAGCACGATGCGCATCAGTTCCTTGGTCGGCGGGCTCATGTCCCGGAAGCCCTGTCCAAAGGGCACCATGTTGAAGCCGTCATCCTCCAGGGTCTGCACCATCATGGTAGCGTTCCATCTGTCATAGGCGATTTCCCGGATATTGAACCGTTCGCCCAGTTTCGTGATGAACTGCTCGATGAAGCCGTAATGCACCACGTTGCCCTCGGTCGTATGGATGAAGCCCTGACGCTCCCACTTGTCGTACATCACATGATCGCGCCGGACGCGAAGCTGCATGGTGTCCTCCGGGAGCCAGAAGTACGGCAGCACGATGTACTGTTCTTCGTCATCCCTCGGCGGGAACACCAGCACCATGGCCGTAAGGTCTGAAGTGGAAGAAAGGTCGAGCCCGGCATAGCAGGCGCGGCCTTCCAGTTCATACTCATTGACAGCGCCGCCGCATTCATCCCATTTGTCCATGGGCATCCAGCGGATGCTCTGCTTGACCCACTGGTTCAGACGCAACTGACGGAACATGTTCTCATCGGCTGGCGTTTCCTGAGCCTTTCGGAAAGCATCCCGCACCTTGTCGATGGAGATCGTTTTGTCCAGGGAGGGATTTGCCTTGTACCAGTTTTTTTCATCCGTCCAGTCGGCGTCATCCGGCAGGCCGTAGAGCACAGGGTAGAAGCGAGGATCATCTTTCCTGCCTTCAATGATGTCCATCGCTTTTTGATGAACCTCCCAGCAGATGCTGTTCCGGTCGGTGCCTGCCGTCGTCAGCAGGAACCACAGCGGCTGCTTCCGGGCATCACCGCTGCCCTGGGTCATAACATCATATAGAGCGCGGGTGGGCTGGGTATGCAGTTCGTCGAAGATGCAGGCACTGACGTTCAGGCCGTGCTTGGTGGCCACCTCGCTGGACAGCACCTGATAGATGCTTCCGGTCGGCTGATACACCATACGCTTGGTGCTGGGGATGATCTTGATCCGCTTGCTGAGTGCCGGGGACTGCTTCACCATATCCACGGCCACATCGAACACGATAGCAGCCTGCTGACGGTCGCTGGCGCAGGAGTAAACCTCCGCCCGCCACTCGTCGTCGTTGCAGAGCATCCCTGATGAATTGCTTTGCGGTGCGCATATTCTCTACGGGGGATTTCCGGCATTCGGCTGTTCTAAGGGCCTGCCGCAGTTCCTCCAGCGTCATGGGCAGGAAGCGCATTGCTGCCGGCGCTTTGCAGGGGCAGGAGTCGTCGAGCATGCGCGGACATTGAAAGCCTTTCTCGCCGATTGCCCTGCAGGTCATGGGCTTGGTACCAGAGGAATGGAAGTGCTGGATTTTCTCGTGTGTTTCCTGGGCCTGGTATCCAGGGTACTTGGCGGACAGCGCATGGATCGTCTGTTCACCACCCTCGAACACCGCGAGATTTGTTATCATGGCGTACCAATCGTGTTCGCTGAGTGTGGCGGCTTTCTTGTCGCAATGCTCCAAGAATGCGCAGCGTCGAAGCACTGATGCCAGGCCTTGCCGGCTCCCTGTCCTTGTTGTTGCTGTTGTTGTTTGCACTGATCTTGAAGGTTCTTCAACGCTTGGGAGATGCTGCTCCAGTTCGGCCTGTGTGTAGCGCAGCTCTGGGTTAAATTTGACGCATTCGATTCGGAGAGGCTCCTGCTTGCAATGATTGAAGCCCGGCAATCGGAGCACACGGCTCTCGTTGATGCAGGCGCGGTCGCCGCCAAACTGCTTGACCAGACGCTTCTGAATGCGGCGGAATGCAGCGACATCCGCTTCACGCATGAGCCAGTAGGTGTGCAGCGATTTGCGAGTCTTGATCACAATGGATGGTTCCAGTGGAAAGGCAGCAATCTGCGCCCATTGCTCTTCCAAGGGAATGTCATCACATTCCATGAACTGTGCGTTGATGCGGGTGATGTCTGTATCCTCATGGCCACCAGTATTCACCACGAAGTAGATGCCGCGCATGAGTGCGTTATGCTCCTTGAGCAGGGGAAGCGTTGTCACCAATTGAGGGAGTGTCGTTTCCAGTTTCATGCCCTTGAACGAAGCGCCGTCCTTGCGGTCATTGAACACGCGCAAGCAGATTTTATCGGTCGGTTCGAAGAAAGGGCGAAGAAACTCCTCCAGGGTGATGTCTTGTGTTTTCATTCGTGGATTGTCTCCATTTCCTTATCACGGCTAAGTAGTCCGCTTCTCGTCAGCTCCGCTATGTAAAAGTCATAAACGTTGCGGTTGTGGATACCCACAGTGTTCTCGAAGTTCCGGCTGTGGACAAGGTTCTCGCTTGACAGCCAAACCTTGTCAGGAGCAACCAGTGCTATCTTTGCATGTACCTGTGGGGAAAGGATTATTCGAAGATCTGGATAGCGGAGTTTCAGCATCCTTGCCTCAGCTTCAAATTTACTGTTTGCGATAATGGTAACGTTCTTAGAACGTTTATCGAACAGCTTGGCCAGACAATCGGAGCTCCTGGGCAGTGAGAAGGTACATATTGTGATTTCCGCTTTTCCGCGAAGCAATTGTGTAAGGCGGGTATTCCAGGTGGATACCTGAGTGGTTACCTTGATATCAGCCCTTATCGCAACCCCGCCTTGATCTGTTTTAAAGCTCATGCCTCAGTCACCTCCTGGCAATCTGTATCAAACTGGCGGATTGGGAGGCTTTTGTACTTCGCCCTGGCGATCTCTGCCGCCATCCCCGAGGTAATCTCCTCACCAAACACCCATAGTTCGGCGCACTTGCCCAGAAGCACCTTGCTAAAGAACAAGCCGGCAGCGCGGTCAGAGGCCTTGGAATCATCCAGGAAGCGCTTAACAAGAATTCTTGTTAAGCGTTTTTATCAGTATTTTGTAGAATACAAGAAATCGGAACCAGAGATATACGTGATCCGGGACGGAAGAAAGATTAATTATG